AGCAGGCGCATGTCGTTCCCGTTGCCGGACAAGTCCTTCAAGATTGCCCGGTCAGTGTCGTCGTTTGTCTTGCCCCAGGTGGATATAGCCATCTTGACGTGGCTGAGTAGTTCGGGGTCGATGTAGGGACGACCGGAGCCCGAAGAAGCTCCCGGAACTCCTAAGCGTATCGCATTCATGCGAATAGGATCAAGCCCTATCGCATCAAGCTTAATTGGATTTAATCCTATTGCGTTCATTACTCTTCTGATTCAAAAATAGAAGCCTTTACCGGTTCCGTTTCACATTCGATTTTGAGATATTGCCCAGGGATGCAACCAACAACCGGACGAGCGAATTTCTGATCGTAATTTCTACTCTCTGCAACAGAGAAGTTTTCTCCGTCATAGCTTATATACACCCAAAGCTTACCGCCTTTTTCAAATGTAATCTGCAATCCTACTTCCGCAGAATTTACCTGAACGGCATCGCTTACATAGTTCTTCGCACCCTTCGTAAAGGTTATAGTTGTTTCTTTCATGATTATTCCTCCTATTTTTTTGCTGTTATCACTGTATTTCGTAAGAAATTCGGATACTCTGCCCGCACATCAAAACAAGGACACGCCTTGATAAATTCCGCCGGTTCCACTTCACCCGATACATTCAGATCAGGTGAAGTATCCCGATGACCGAGCAGCTCGATGATATCATACTCTTTACAGAGCTTCGCTATCAATTCGCGCAATGCTGTTTTTTGCTCGACAGTACGGGTATCGGCCGGTCTTCCACTCGCGTCCATACCACCGATGTAGCAGATACCGATACTATGTTTATTATAACTAATACCGGAAAACCCTTTCGTGTTACAATGTGCTCCGTCAATGGATAATGACCGACCGTTTTCTACGGTACCATCTAAATCAATTACAAAGTTATAGCCAATTTGATTAAAGCCACGCGCCCGGTGCATCCGGTCAATATCCTTAGCTCGCAAGTCTTGCCCGGCACGTGTTGCCGAGCAGTGAATGATGATTGAGTCTATATCTTCTCTTTTCATATACTTTTCCTCCTATAAAATTAATGTTAATACTCCCAACGCCAAACCTCCGCAATCACAGATAATATCCTTGATGGAAAACTCGCTTTTCTTACAATACTTGTCGTATATTTCCTTCAGAATAAAGATCGCAACGGTTATAGCGACCGCTAACCATAGCGGAATATATTTTGATAGCCACATAACCAAATTCTGGCATACTATAATGTGGACCATGCCGTCTATGCCTATCATGGATAGAAGCTTGCCGGCTAGTGCGCTGATTTTATTTATCATATTCATTTTCTATTTTATAATTTATTACTTTTGCAAAAAATGATACACCTATGGATATTTCAGAATTAATAAAAAGCTATAACGCTGAACAAAAGAATGTATTTACAGGATTTTGCATACAACTGCCACTATGCTTTTCTATTTTGTATTTATATATACCAGAGTTTAAATCTCTCGATGTATATTTGCAAATCATATTTACGGCAACTTCTTCTATATTATCCATTTACTTTTCTTTTATATGGTTATGTCTATGTTCTTCTATATCAAAAAGAAGATACAAACTAGAAGCCTTTATACTAATTCTTCCCATATTAGTGACATCGTCTAAATTACTTATATCTCCTTCAGATTACATCCTAGGATATGAACATGCTTTAACTACGTTTCTTCAAGCTTCTGCGATTCTTTACACTCCTTTTGCCATTTTTGGGCTTATTCTCCGCAAATGCATAGAGTATGATAAAAAGCAAAAAGGGAAGAACATAAATAATAGTGTATAAATTCATACTTACTTCTCCTTTTCTATAATCTCCTTCACATCTTCTTTATCAACCTTGAACACCTTCTTTCCAAAGACTCCCAAAGCTCCAATTACATTTATATTGATCCCCTTTGGTTTCAATATATTGCCGACAATCGAACACCCTTCGATGAAGCATACCAATAAGCAAGAATACACATCAATAGGATATTCGCTATGACTTGCCACAGTGATCATGCAGACCATGCAGACAAAAGCAAAATAAGTAACCATCTTTCCCATAGTAGCGCGAATTGCACGAGAGAATCTGACTTTTTCACCCATTAGCATACTTTTTCTGACACCGAAGAGAAGATCACAAAGGATTACCGCGCATGATACAATCAGCCACGGAATCATATTCTGCAATGACTCGGAAACAAATGCGGTAGCGATTGCTGCAAATCCGCCTGTAGTTGTATGTACTATAGCTTCCTTCATAGCAAACAAGTCAAGTAAACGGTTAGCAATGAAATTAACTCAATCCAGAACATCGACTTGCATGCCGTCAGGTCCCATATAAGGTTTCCTGACCAGTTCTTGACTACAAACGTTATCGCGTAGATCAGAAATGCAGCCCATAGCAGCAGCCAATACCACGAATTGCATCCTACCCATATCTGGGAGAATACAAGCGACATCACCGCGCCGGCTATATGAGCTTTCTTGTGCGCTCCTCTAAAATTCGGGGATACTCCCAATACGATCATTCCGACTACAGAAAGAAAGATCAGGAACTGACTGTTTTCTGTACTTGCATCCAATGCGGCCGGAAGCAACAACAAAGACGGGAGAATCATGCATATACCGAACCAATACCTGTTACTCAGAATGTAATAGGTATCGGAAATAGAATAAGGGATACCCTTTGTCTTGTAAATCATCACACCAACATAAGATGCGAAAACCAATAATGATAGTATTGCCAAAATCATAGTTTTATCTGTTTATAATGAAAACTCTAGTTTATTCGGATAACCGGTCTTGTAGTTGTAAGACTCGACTTCCTCTCCCGTCTGCAATCCCCGAACGAAAGCAATATGCTGCTGCGTCACATTATAGCAATCAAGAGCATATAACTCTAATGAGTTCAGCATAAGGAGAGCACTTGAAACAGGTATCGTATACTTTACCGCATCAAACCATAAAACGGTATCCAGTCTTCCGGCCTGCTTCTCAATATTGATTGAGTTAACAAGACCTACGCGGTCCTCTTTGGTAAGCCACATTCTCTTTCCGGAGAGAGTGAATGAATTCACAGCGTCTGACTTGTCATAAGCATTAATATCCGCTATCTTCATCTCTTTTAGTTCATCAAGGGTATACTCATGATCAACCAATACGGGATAGCCGCTTTCGTTCTCCCTTATTTCCTTTCCGGATGACTGACCGTCCAGCAACTCCTGCCAGTATTCTTCCGTTATCCCTACTGAGCCTTCTTGCGGCTCATCGTAGAATCCTTGTTTCCAATATTTTGCCATAATATTATTTATTTCCAACGCCCAACGGCTATCCAATAAAAGTCATTAGTTCCTGCACCGGTACCGTTTGAATCTCCCACTGTATATCTAGTCCTTACTGTAAAATAACTAGTTTGTATTATCGTAATTAAACCCGTAACAATGTTCATACCGTTGCCTGGTTCACGATAAGTAACAATGGGAACATAGGCACCATTATAAAATGCTATTGGCGTATAAACAGTATTAGTACCACTAGAACTTGCTGTCTTGTAACCCCATTGTATCAATAAACCATTGTTAAACTTAGCATATCCGTTCTGACCTAATGATACAGTCATAGCGTTAGACAAGTCTGCCTTTGCCAAGTTGGGAATCATGTTCAGCAATTCTACAACTCTATCTCCTGTAAATCCGCTATTATAATCACTCATGCAAACTCTTTTTTAATCACATTAAACGTACTTCCATCCGACAGCAAGAAACGTCCTTCAGCAACAGCAAACGCCTGTCTCTTGCCTATCTGGGAGATGGAAGTGGAGACAGATGCCTGTACTCCACTATTAGTTGTCCTAAACACAACAGTCTGCTCCCTGTCGAGTCCTTCGTTGGCAACATCGCTTGACACGCTTGCGGTTCCATTTGAACCGGGAGTGATAACGATGTTGCCCTCTCCTTCTTTCCAAGGAATCTGCATGCTCATTATGCGGCAGTCCAAGAAGTGTTAGACGTAACATTGACGGATACAGCAGATCCACTCTGAGGAATAGTAATTTCCGCCGGAGAAACAGACAATGTAGCATCACCAGCAGCCTGTTTGATAGCAATCTGAGCAGCCTGTCCGCCATTGGCCGTCACCTTTAAGGTTCTAACGACCTCTTCGATAGTATCGTTTTTAGGAAACTCCAACTCGATAGAGAAAGGAAATTCCGCAGTAGCTCCCGGGTCACCGGCAATAGTAGCCGCATTGTTAGTCTGAGTTCCATTCGCGCTATACCTTGAAGGCAAGGTAACATCTGTTACGCTTCCCGCCCACGCAAACGTCAACTTCGAAGAGTTTGTTTTACCCTCGACGGTCACTGTTCCTGCTGTTTTAGGAGCAGACATCTCAGAACCATTATCAAAGGAAGCAAACTCAGACTTCGGCGACTGAGTTACCTTATAGGTCGAAGGGGTGGATACACCGACACCGGTCACCGTTACTGTCCCTGTACGAGCAGTACGCCCAGTGTGAGCGTCTGCGCTATTTGCAATTGTCCCGTTACCTGATCCGGTAGACGGATTTAACTTTAACCAACTAGGTTTTGCCATAATACAAAATTTAAATAAAACAATTCAATTAACTATATCATTCTTCCTGCACAGCATGCCATACCACATTGGACAACACATCGACGTTATCCTCAAAGTTGTTCGAAGGCATCAGCCATATGTAATCAGGGTCAACTTTTAGATAAGCCTGTTTACCAACATCACAGACAACCCCTATCGACACCTTCATGCCCGTTGCCGAAGCGGAAACCTTCATCTCATCAGCTTTGGCCGATACATTTCCAATGCCCTTGATAGCTTCGATATGTACAGATATACATCCCATTTTACACTGTCTTTATACCGGTATTCATCTTATCTACCTCTACTCTTGTTCCGCCTTCATAGTCGGAGTCAGGAAGGTAAGCCGTAGTCTCCAGCCAGATTTCCCCCGATCCGATAATCTTAGTGTCAACATAGCAGCTGTAGCTGTTCTCATTAATGCGTACCATCTGAGACTTCTCTATCACCTGTGAGGCGGAGAAGACAAAGAAGCGGCATTGGAAGTCCACATCATCCATTGTCAGCCCCGAAGGGAGGTCGATGGAGATTGCCAACTTGATTATTGTACCTTTTGCTCGCATGCTTCTAATAAGATTTTATTCACCGCCATCTGGACGTATGCCACAAAACAGGTAGAGGTATACTTCTTCACAGATTTCACCTGCTCCGGAGATAATTCTACCTCGCCATTTTTATAGATGTTCTGAGCCAACTCCAGTTCACCCAAGTCTGCCGTTTTTTGATACATCGCATTACCAAGCGCCTTGCTGATATCGACAGTACTCTTATTCCCTTCGATATCTGTTACTTCGATTTCTCTAAAGTCTATTCTCATAAGTATGAATTTTATTTTTCAGTTAAACTAACCTCTGTTTCGTCCCATAATCGCTACAAAAAAGTCCGAATCACCATAATTACCATCCTTATGGAAGGTACGCACATGAAAGCTCCCTGAAGCTATATTTGATAACGAGGCAATTGACCACACCCCATGGACAGCTGTTGCAAAAGGGAAATACTCATTCCCCAGATTATGGTTGATAACATAGTCACCAGCCGCAGAACGACCTACGTAACCGGTAGTGCATCCGTCTCCCCAGGACCTCATGACAAACCCATCGCTACCTCTGATATAGGCCGCCCAAAGCACTCCGGGCGCATTCCAAATATCACCGTCACGCTGATAAAACCTATGATTGCCAGCACTGTCGATAGCGTATCCATATTTGCTTCCCGACCCATTGGAAAGCACTTTCAGAGCATCGCCGCCTCCGTAAGTCGTCACCCATATACCGTTACCCTCGTCATTACGTACAAACATCAACGCCTCGGTTGGATTTATCCGCAGGAACTTGCCTCCGTTTATGTTGAGGTAGATATTAGCATTACTTTGCCCTGAAATAGCTAGCCCTGTACTTGTTATATTCCATTCTCCTATTTTCCCGCTATCAGCCTCAATTGTTCCTTTAAATTTATATTGTTGATTTATCGGATCGAGTTCAAAGACAACTTCATCTTTTACCAAAGCGAAAATTCCTGTGCGTTTTTCTCCGTCAATGGTGATACAATCCCTGCCTAACGCAATACCGGTCAGTTTCCCACCACTATCCTTTGTACCGGAAAACATCTTCGGAGATACGATATACTCGCCATCTATCAGTGTCTTATTATTATTCCATTGTTCCACCCAAGGAAGCAGATTCGCATCTTTTCCATCCTCTCCCGGTTTGCCATCTGCACCCGGTTCGCCGTCCTTCCCGTAATGACCAAAGAGACGATAGTTCTTATATTCTCCCCATTTCCCATCCTGTAGAGTACGTTCACAAGTATACTCATAAGGATAAGTTTCCGATGCTCCACGAGGATTATCCACCCACCATAGCACATCTTCCCAGTATGCTTCATTGGTCGGAGCAATCCCCGAATGCGCCTGAATAGCTACCTTGTATACATTATTGTATTTTACTATGTTACCTGCCGAATAGAACTTTGAGCTACTGTATTCAGGAGCATCACCAATGTATTCGTTAACATATTCGTTGGATGCCGGAAGGTCAATAACATTACGCTTAGACTTTGCAAGCAGGTAAACCTGCTCCTCGGTCTTGGAGTCCGTTGGGAATATGACAGGTTCGCTCCAGGAAGGAGTTGTTTTACCATCAATCACTGCGGTGGAATACCAACAGGTAGTAGGATCGAGCATACGGAACTTGACTCTGTCCTCGTTACTGCTTGTGCTGCCGTCTTTCGTATATACAATCTCAACAAAGTGACTGCCGGCTGTAGGCACTGCAATATCCACCACCGCATTGGTTACTCCACTTCCCTCCCAGGCATGTTCGTTGTCCATGCGATAGGACGTATCAAGGGCTTCTACGATACCCTTGTCGTAGTTCTGCTCGGATGATACATCAATCTCTATATGTATCATCTGATTAGCTCTTCTTGTCGTAAATGACACCCTTTGCTTGTATGTCGAGGAATGAGATGTAGGAGATGGAGAGACATAGTAATCACCGTCTTTTGTAAAGTTACCCGAATACGAGAAGGTAATATCCTCCCGATCCGGAGAAAGGGACCATCCTGCCGGATTTGTACCGGTAGGCGTAGCAGGCTTTCCGAAAGCATACTTATACCGTAGCTCCGTATATTTACCCGGCAATCCCTTGAATCGTATAGGATCACCCCATGTGCCGGAAGAAGCGCTTGAAGCGACCTTCTGAGAAATCCAGACAACATCTTTTGTTGCGTTAGTGTGCCATCCTCCGCTTGTCCCGCTTCCGGTCGGACGGGATGGTTCATCTTCGCTGTCATGGTATGTAATGAAAACACTCAGGCCATCCGTGCCGTCAGTACCATCTGTTCCGTCCTGACCGTCCGCAACCATCAACTCCCAAGCGGTGCCGTTATAGATATAGACGATACCATTACTGGTATTGCGATAAGCCCAGTTTTTTTGAGGATTGGCAGGAGCGCTTGATAAATCCCCTTTCCACGTAATACTGAGCCCGTCTTTACCATCTTCACCATTTATACCGTCAAGCCCCTTCTTCCCGTCTGAGACAACAGCAATCGTTTCGCGGTCGATCAGTACTACTCCCGATGTTTCATTGTAAAGCCGGAACTGTATCTTATCTGTTATCCCGGAGACGGATATTTGCTTATCCGGAGTATAGCTAGTCGCATTCCCTGAGTCTATAATATAATCCATTGAGTAGCCAACCGGCAGAGAGGATACGACAGTAGAAGCTCCGTCGGTCTTCATCACCCGGCAGGATATATTCGAGACATCACTGTTCCCGTCAGCATCTCTCTTTATGATATTGATCGACGGCTGAAGCGAGTAAATGACCGCGTTCTGACCATTTGTTCCGTCGGTCCCATTCTCTCCATTCTCCCCCGGCTTCACTTTGTTTATCGATAAATGCAGGGTACGTTCATACTGAGAACCTTTGTATGTTACCCGTCCCGTTATGGGTATACGAATTACATCAGCCACCGCAGCAGTAATAGCTGTTACCTTAACTATCCCCGTGCTACGATCAGCCGTTGCTGTCACGCCTGTGATGCTGCCTACAGAAAGAGAATCAAGAGGAAGCTCGGTTGTTCCGTAGAACATAGAGAATGTCGTCGTGATGGGCAAACCAAATACCACTGTACCGTCCAGAGAGCAAGCTACAGACTGCATTTCATCGTCAAGATCAGCAGAGATGCTTCCTTCTCCGTCAAGACCATTCTTACCATCCTCAGTCATCACATACCATGCGCCATCCTGGTATACGTAGCATTTCTTGTCTGTTGTATTACGGTACCAGTATCCGTTCTGAGGATTTGCCGGAGCAGAAGAGAATTCCCCCATAAAAATGAGGCTTGTACCGTCTTTACCGTCAGTACCCGGTTTACCATCCGTACCGGGCTGTCCATCTTTACCCGGTTCGCCCTTGAGATTCTCCTTTGCTTCCTCGTCCAGATTATCCCACGTTAGAACCACTCCTTTCATGGAACACACATATTTGTTCTTCGATGCGTCCCAATGCCACGAAATAGCACCTCCGGCTATGTGACCTGATCTATCTGTAGCAAATCGGGCTGATCCGTCTCCAAACTCAGCAGTACCGTCCGGATAGATACAGTAAACGACATGCCCTGTAGAGTCTGTACCTTTGATCATACCATTTTCGCAATAGAAACCCTTAAGCCCGTCTGTTCCGGGAATATCACCGCCCATACGGATTTTCGTACAACCGGCAAAACTCTTGCTGTTGATACCAAACAGAATATCGATTGCAGGCTGTCCACCTTCATCGGCATGCAGATAGATCGCACTCTGACGATTTACATCCTTCGAGTTACCGAACTGGACAATCTCATCACTGACAGCCGGAGTAGTCATACCCGACAATGCCGGATCAACAGCCTCCATGCCGTCTGTGTAACCTATACCACCGGTGAACTCACTGACAGGTATGACGATTGTATCAACACCGTCAATCTTGCGTATTTCGGCTATCTCGACCCAATAGCCTTTAAGGGTACCATTCGTCCAATCCTGGCACCGGATGAAATCGTGTGCGACAAAAGACATCTCATCCTCTATGGTGACCAGCCAGTTTTGTCCGGACTCATCCAGCGTGGCAGTCTTTATACGGCCGCATGCCTGAGTGATACCCAGTGCACCCTTCACCGCGCGGATCTTCTGAATAAGAAGCTCAAAAACGACCATTGTCTCGCGAACAACAAGACTGTCTATCTCCAGCTTCCATTTGCCCTTGATATACTCCCACAGCTTCCATCCATGACCGGCAAATCCGGACACGAAGTCTTCGACGTATTCCTTTACGCCGTTCGACAACTTACGTCCTGTCGCTTTCACAGAACAAAGAAATCCGTAGAACTTACCGTTACTTAGTATTGCCATATTATTCTAATTCTTCAATCAATGAATCTTCAACTTCTTCTATCAATTCTCCGCCACGAACTACAAGGCCACCGTTAGCTGCAGAAAATCCTTCCGACACAAATCCCTTACCGAAAGTTATCAATCCTTCTGCTTTGTCATCTTCAATGCTGCTAAGGGAGCGACGTTCAATCTCATCAATAATTCTTTTTGCCGAAAATGTATTGCGATCCGTAGGAACAGTCTTGTCATTCAAACCAATGAGATATATACTCGTTCCTCCACTTCCTGACACAGAACCGGTATATGCCTGTCCCTTGTATGTAAGAGAATCAAGTTTGCTCTCTATCTCGCCTATACGCGAATATGAGGCAGTCTCTCCAACCGTATAAATTGGATGATCGTAAGGAATATCCAGCGGCCACTCAAAACCAATTATTCTGGATTGTCTGCTTTTAGGAAAGAAAGCCTTATTGATCAGGTTAACTTTGTCTCCCACCTCATAGGTGATAATATTCTCATTATTATAGATGAACTCAGGGTCCATATCACAATCGTAGGTGGAAGGATCAATCATAGACTTCTTTACATAGTCTTTTGCCTTTTTCAATAACTCATCTTCGGCCTCCGGAATCAATTCCTCTGAAACATAAGCCGTATCAAAACCATAAAGAACATATGTGTCAGAATTAGCAGGAAACAAAATGTTGTCAGGAAGGTAACGGTCGGGACCGTAATCCTCATTACGTACAATTTCGAAAGTGGTACCGGAATCATCACTCTCCTGCAGAAGTAACTCAAAGTCCAAGCCCGCGAGTTTTCCTGTCTGAAAGATTAAGCGGAAACTTTCTCCGTCCAGCCGGAAGTCATTTGTAAAATTCTTCAGTCCTGCATCCTTGAACGTATAGATACGATATTTGTCTCCTGTTGGATTGTCATCCTCGTCAAGTTCATCTTCCTCCCGGTATGTTACATTTGATAATGTGCCGACATATTTGGGATATTCATCTTCAAAGATGACAATTCCCTCTACAGCTTCTTCCTGCGACATCTCCACATTATTATTGTCATCATAATGAGTTTCACCAATGTATATACGTTCTCCTGTAGGACTATAACGGTAAGCATCCACATAAGGAACTTCCTCCGGGAGCATAAGACGTTTCTGGACCACACCATTTAAAGTAAGCTCCTTGTCATCTTTGCTAAAGTAGCTGTCAGGAACCTTTCCCTTAATGATGTTGTCAATTGTATATCTATCACCGAGCGAGGCCGTTACTCCGCTAGGCAATTGTATTACGTTAGCGGAATCACCGATTAAATGGTCCGGATTATATACACAGGAGAATGTCTTACCCGAATTTAGTCCGGAAAGAAAGGTCACTGTAGCATCTGCTGACGATCCTTTGAATAGAGTTATATCATACGAAACATAAGCCGAGAAAGAATCATTCAGAATAGAGGATTCACGGGATGGGACATGTGCGTATATCCTGATCTTTAAATCAGTAGCATTTCCTTCAATCTGCAAAGAAGAAGCGACAGCAAACACAGCAGAGACTTCGTACTGCTGCTCTTGGGATAAGGTAACCGTTTGATTACCTATAGAAACTTCTTTAGTTACGCCAGATAATTTATAGACATAAGATGCCCTCAAAACATAATCACCGGCAGGAAGAAAAGAACGTCCTGATCCGATTGAAGGAATAACTGTGGATACATTAATTGATATGCCATCTCCTGATGAAACCTTATAATCCCCTGCAGGTAACGAAGCTACGATATCAGTGTCATGCGTCCATTCTACATAAGATGCAGTAAAACTGCCACTACCTACACTCTCTTTTACCGGATACTCTTCTTTGTGAACGACGCGACTTGGGAAATACTTTACATCAAGTGGTCTTGCCGTATCGGATATTTCCCTACCGTTTGCCTGCTTGACATCAAAAAAAAGATTCTTACGGTAAGTAGAAGGAATGTTTCGCGTTGAACCAAAGGCATAAACACGAGTAGCGAAAACCGTCTGACTATCGCTACGCTGCATGGAGCTTACGTTTACATCCTCAGTATCTGTCAAATCTCCGGCCTTGAAATCTACGGGAGAGCTGTATTCGCAACGTCCGAAATGAATTGTCTTATCAGTTATCCACCATTCACACTCCCATGTCTCCGCCATTTGGGTAAGGGCATCAATCAGGTTTACGCTATCATATGAAACGAGCTTGGAGGTGTTTTCAACTGTAGTATCAATCTCATATTTAAAATCCTCTTCTCTATATTTGTATCCGAGTGATTTCAGGTTATCAAGGAAGACTTTAAGATGAACGTCAAGAGTGGCTGTCAGGTTCCAGCTCGCCTCGCGACCGGTACTCTCCGGAGTATAGAAAAACTTCTTGTTTTTCCACTTCCAGTAGTAGGCGTCCAGCCGGAGTTCGTAATCATAACCACCGCTCGTAGAATTATAGGTGGGCTTGTACAAGTCTACAAGCTCAAACATGCCAATATTTTCGTCATCAATGTAATCCCCGAGCTGAAAGTAGACAGGTTCAGCTAATGAGAACTTGAGAGTAATGTAATCAGAACTCATTAGCTGGAACTTTCTTTTACTACCTTCGTTGATAGGAGTAGAAAAACGAATGTTGCCGGATATGTCTTTGATGTCTATCATATCCCCAAAGTTCGGAGATAGAAGAAAAAAGCCCAAAAGTTTTGGGCTTCAAGAAATAACACTTTGTATAAAGTTACATAATAGCAATTTTATATCCTATTTGAAGGATTCGGTTCGTTCAGCTTAACTGAAATCTTAGAAAACGTTCTTGCAGTATTGAAACCGAAAGATGCTGACCGGAGATAGTATAGATGATAAACCTCTTCACCTAATGCCGGAACTTTGACTGTAAATTCCCCCTTTGTTATCTCATTCTGAAACGCCTTGTACTTGGCTGTATAATCGGATGGGGAACTTCCTTTTAGTGTAAATGTAAGAGTCAAATCCCGTTCGTCCACCTTTCTGTTCTCGATTATAATTCTTTTCCCGTCTTGTAGACGCGATTTGTTTTCAATCACATCTTTCATAGGGAGTGGAGCGTAAATAGCTTCTATGAATCCATCTCCCATATTGACTCCCCACATCGTGTAGGCATCTTTGTTATTGATTAGTAGGTCTCCTGTCATAATTTACTTTTTTGATAATTCGTACTTTGACAAATGTCGTAAATTTATAGCTGAACCATCTCTACTTTACAAACAAAAATCCCACAATATAAGAAATGTGCGAAATTATGCTTAAATAAAAGGATTATCTTCCCAACTATCCAAAACTATTAAAAACTATTAAAAACCGATAGTATAAATAGTTAATCTGCTAATCAATCAATCAATCTTGATTTGTATTATTTATATTTGCAACATCAAAATAGCGTGACTATGACACGTTACAAACAAAGGAGAATTAAATATGAAAACTTCATCTTACACACAGGACCCATTAGTAATCGAAAAACCATCACAAAAGCTTCTTGAATTTGTGAGAGAATTGGAGCGTAGGAAATGTGAAACCAAAAATGAACTTTTAACTAAAAAGGATAAGTATTTCCCCGCTAAGAAAAAGTAATGAATATCACACTGCCTATTGAGTGCTCTGACGGACACCAATACCTTCTAAAGCTTACTGACTGTAAGAATATACCAATTGATTCGACTATTGAAATTGTAGATATAGCTCTGATTTCAATGTCAAAGACAGAAATTATTAATAATGCAGGAACCTTAAATAAAATAGCGTCAATACTCTTCAATTTTTTGGATGAAAATGATGTTATTCTATATTTTTATTGTTCTAAAGACCCAATAAAACAAAGAGATACTAGAGGAAAAATGTCATATCAACAATACCGCAGTTTTTTATTTACTTCTATGTTTGATAGAGCGACTCGACATCATAAGGGGGAGTTTATAAATAAGTCTATTATTTTAAAAGATATGATATATGGTGATCACTATATCCATCTTATAGCTCAATCAAAGCACTCCGATAAATTGGATAAGCTTGAAGGAGAGCTCAACACATTCAATAAGTAATTAGGCGGACTAACATCCGCCTTTCTTTTTACTTTTTTGATAACCCATTAGTATTTCGCTTGACCTCTGCAATATCAGCCGCCATCTGCTGTATAGGCTTCACCATGACGTTAGTATTGTCTCGAATGTCCGTTATAGCCTCATAAGAAAGCCGTATCAGGTCCCTTGCCTCTCCTGCAATATCCTTTATTCCAGACGTATTTGCACCTATGGACAACATACCTGCTTTCAAGTCAAGAATAGACATTGTTTGAAGTTGATTCTGATTCTTGATTTCCTCTCCGGCGATTTGAAGGGCAGTGAAGCGTCCGTTCAATTCGTCAGCAGAATCCTGAGACATTGTAGCAAAGCCTTTCTTGGAAGATTCCTGAGAAGAAGCAGAAGATGTCCACCCAAAAACTTCTGCCATAGCATCACGTTCTGCGATCATCTCTTCAGCCAACGCTTGTTGCGCTTTTCTCAACTCATCCGCTTCTGAAGATGTTAAATCAAAAATACCATCTCCATTGCTGTCAGATTTATTTGCCCAGTCATTATACAACTCTTCTATCTTGCTTCTATACTTATTGGCTACAAGATTAGAAAGTATTGCATTTTTAAGATAATTCTCAAAATCATCTGCAAAATCCTTACTATCCTTATCCATGTCGGATAAAGTAGACACGAAATTGTCATAAAAAGAATCAAAAGAGACACCGGTCATAGTTTCTTTCAGTTGCTCTTTCATATTTTCAATTTCCTCGTTGCAGTCGATTATATCCTGCAAATATCCCTTAACATCATCATCCAATTTAGCCCAAAAAGTAGGAGCATCCTCTTGTAATTTAGATAACTGTTCTCCAGTTAAACTGAATAAGCCTGTCAACCTTCCTCCAATAGCATCTGGATTCATACCTATGGATCTAGCAAATTCATCCCATTGATCCCACTCATTCTGAGTCATACTCTTACGAATACGCACCCCAATAGAATGAGAACCAGCAGAAGCACCACTATTTAATCTTTCTATTCCTAAATCTATTTTAGCCTGTGATTTCTTATTGAGAATATCTATTGCTTCCTGCCCTGCTTTACGCGCTTCATCACCATAGCTAATATCGACATATTCCTTCTTCTTACTAATAAGGATATCCCATACATCAATCAAAGAAGCATATTCTTCTTTCATCTTGTTATAAGCAGAATAATCAGCACCAAGAACACCTACAAGCCCAGTAGCCATTCCGATTGCTCCACCAATAATAGCTCCCCATGGACCGCCGACTGATGCCCCCGTTGCAGCATAAGAAGCAGTATTACCTAATACAGATGTTACTTTCCCAGCCGTACTGTCTGATTCCACCCCTAATTCTTCAAGAATGCCGGTTAATTCTTTTGCAGCCGATGCTATTCCTTGAAATCCTTTAGAGATCCCTTCGGAATCTTTGGTTTTAAAACCTTCAGTTATTTGCTTGAACGGATTATTCTCGTCAAGCATCTTCTTGAATTTCTTAATCGAAGTTTCAAGGTTAGCTATAAATTTACTCAGAGCTGCCGGATTAGACATGGCATCATTTATGGCTTTCACCGTATTCTCATTATCTTTGAATATATCCGGTATCTGAGCACCCTCTACGCCATTCATGTAGTTAATAAGCTCTTGAATGTCCTCTATTATACTTCTGATAGATGAAGAAGATCGATTAGAGAAGTCTGTGAAAAATTTGCTCCACAGTTCCGAACTGTCCAACAGGTCTTTATCCAAGTCATCAAGTTCTTTTTTCCTTTGAGCCGTAAGAGTGGTTTTTTCAGCACTACCTTCTTCTGCTTTAGCTATTTGCTTATCATATTTCTCCATGATAGCCATACGCTTCTCTTGATACTTCCCGTATTCGATATAATATTCATTCCAAGCGTCTTTTTGTAGGCTTTGGTATTCTTTCAAGTTTTTTTCAAAAGCTGCAATCTGAATCTTATACATCTCGTTAAAACCTTGATTTTCACTATCCGATAAAGATATACCGGTTGCATCAAAGGTTTTTCCTTTGTTTTCTGGATTTGCTTCCCATATAGAACGAGCATCATCTATTTTCTTACGCAAGAGATCTTCTTTTTGTCGGTCGATGGCCTGCATTTCCTTTTCAAAATTAAACTCTATTTCAGCAATAGTCTTCTTCGATCCCTCATCCATTGCCTTTATACGCGCTTCATCTATTTTCATCTGCATATCCTCTGCGGAACGCTTCTGTTCTAAGGCCTGTTTGTCCATCAACTCAGCTATTTTATTTTGCTGATCGGTGAGAGAATCAATATCTTCAGTTCCTAAAGGACTACCATTATTAGCTACAAAGGCACTTACATCTATAGATTTTACAAGAGCATCATTAGCGGCTTTTAAAGCATTGACGGCTTCTGTGTTTTCTTTCAAAGCCTTTTTCCTCCTGTTGTATTCCATAGCTTCTTCTGTTAGCACTTCTCCTGTTTGTGTATATCCAGTTATGGAACTGCCAACAACTGCTGTAACACTAGCCGTCCCCTCCTTAGTTTTTTCCCTGTTGCGGTTAGTCCAGTTAGTATCTGCATTTATTGCTTTTTGTAATTGATAAATCTTATTGTAATTATCTTCAATAATCTTCATTGCTGATCTCGCCTGTGCTGCTTTTAGTATATTATCAGTCAGAGACTTATAAGCAGTGGCAGCATTTCCCGCAAGAATAGCCTCATTCGATAAATTTCCAAAATATTGGGGATACTTTCTTTGTAACTCGTCTGCTGCATCATTCCGCTCCTTTAACAACCGAGTATGGTCTTGGGTAGCTTTATACAATATATCAAGTTCCACACGTTCAGCAGCTGATTGTTTTGCTCCATCTTTCATAACTTTGCTAAGATTCTGCATTCGGACAATCATACCATCAACAGCATCGGAAGAACGAGATAGTGTATTAATCCAGTTAATTATATCCTTACCATACACAGAAAGCAGAGTTAATCCAACAACAAGAGCAGTCTGCCAGCTTATAAGGGACTTTGTTAATTGCTGCCAAACTGGAGCAACAGCCTTGACATTTGTATTTCCCGCTTTCAAAGCTTCTTGAAATGCAGCATATTCCTTTCTAGCTCTAGCAATCTCATCAACAAGAATTGGGATATTATTTGAAATTGCAAGGAAAAAAGTATTTGCACTAACAGCCAACGAAGGCAATTCACGAGCCACCTGCTGTACAGAGAAACCGAGCCCATTCCATGCACTTGCATAATTACCTACATTTCTTTGAAATCTACCAGAAGCTTGTTCAGCCGCACTCAATTCCTTCTGAACATTTGCTATTTGGGCCAACAACGCTTTGCCAGCATCACCGTTTCTTCGCGTTCTTCCGAGGTCATCATAATCCTTAGTCAAGAGGATTATTTGCTTTCTGAGAGCTGTTATACTGCCTTCTTCCGCCCTACTCTGAATTATCTGATCCTTCTGTGCCTTAATTGTCCTTCTGATAGATTCTTCCTCGACTAGTCTTTGTGCTGCCAGTTGCTGCACCTGTCTTAATATTCCAGTTCCGGAAGAACCTGTTTTTTCTGAATCAGCAAGGGAAACAAAGCTTTTCTTTAACTGTTTTATTTGCTTATCCGTTTCAATTACAGCTTCGGTATTGGCTACAATCCATTTATTAGTGGACTGCAATGCGGCTGTCTCTTCCTTTGCCTTTTTAACTGCAGCATTGGAAGAATCAATGTCATGCTTCAGCTTTTGGATTTGAAGATATTTGTTTTCATACTCTTCTAATTTTTTAGTAGCCGCCGCTATCTCTTTCTCTAATTGTTTTATTGCTACATCACTATTTGGTATCCCCGCAACAGCAATTAGAGACTTCTTTAATTTATCTATTTCTTGACGCAGTTTTATAATGTCTTCGACATTGACATCTGCGGTAAATTTCATTCCTGCCATGTGACTTTTACATTTTCGTTTCCAAATGATTCCTTTAACTCTTTCTCTACGGTTAGGCTTGCCGAATCCAGAACGTCAAAACCCTTGCTAGATACAAAGCTCGCATACTCCATCCCATCCGCGAACACAACACCGTTTTTGGGTAGTTTCCCATAAAGCAGGTTCTCTGTCTTGCCTTTGGCCCCCGCATGTTCGCTATCTGCCGGAACATATAGATAAACAATATTCCCATCACGAACTACAGCAGCTCCCGGAGCATTACGAAGATTCCACGTATGGTTCTGATAAGTCTTCTTGCTACTCACATTTCTTTCTTTTTGAGTGTCAACTGCATTATGCGCCGCTTCCTTCATAAGCTCATTTGCATACTCCTCCACCTCTTCAACAAACTCATCCAGACCCGACAAATCAACCGTTACTTCCATTACTCATCAAATTTCATATTTTCACCAAAGAAATCCTTATCAGATACTTCCTTAAGTACCTCCCCATCGTATACAGCGTGCAACTTATCTTTTTGCATGATGATCAAATTGCGATATGGAATTTTACAAACGACTTCATCATACGACAAATGAAGGCTATCCATGAACGACGCAATTTGCCCCAACATACAATCATTGCCTATAACCTCTGTTTTGCTGTTAGATTTGCTACGTTCTTCGCTAAACCTAACAGCGTCATAAAATTTTTCACATCTATCAGAGAGTAAGCCGCTGTAAGACCGGATAATACTTCTTCTAAGGTCCCATGAGACAATTCTTCGGACAATGAATCACTTCCATCTATAAACCAAGAAAGTGCGCTAGAAGCGACAGAAATGTCCTTCAATGAAGATATAACACCTGCTATATCCTTGTTGTCATCAAGAACTGCGAGATAGGCCGAAGCGCCGGCTATTTTATGTATAGTAGGCGGATTTACGCGATACATTTTCCCATTTACAATGATTGGGATGAAATCCTTTCCTGTGATAGCTTCTGATATAAGTATGGCTGCTTTATTCATAATGATATTTATTAAAAAGGGGTGAGATACATAAATCCTCACCCCCTCACCACTTTATAATATAGATAATGTTTCTGCTGATCGCGAAGTATCTTCCTCTCCATTCCCCTCATAGTTAACAGCAGTTCCAGCGTTCACCCGCTTTGACTTAGTCGTAGAACTATTCAAATTGAGAGAAGCATCAGAAGACATAGATGCGACGTTCTCATCAGCTCATGCGGCATCTACTTTTTCCCCGTCGAACATATAGTCACTCTTCACGCCGGCGCTAGGATTTTCCATAGCAACAGCTGTTACTCCCAGACCAATATTCTTTTCCACAGCATTCCCTTTAGCAATGACCGCAGCATTGGTGAATACAATATAGTTTCCGGTCTTTGTCTGTCCGACAATGGCTTTGTTGACAATGCCCGGAGTATCAGAAGCGGCCCATCCTGCATCTGTATCAACTTTTTCTCCGCCTTGCAGATCTACCTTGTCATCAAAGGAGAAAACTCCCATAGTGAAAGCAATTGTTTTAGCCCCTTTTTGCGTCACATCACGATAATAAATGTCACCATTCAACTCGTTAATATAGTCGGTATAGGTAGGATCATCCTCCGTATACGACCAAGTATCTTGATGAGAGTTCTCAACTTCTGTAGCAGTACCTAACCAGGTTTTAAGGCTAGTTTTAGTTACAGCAGAAGTAATAACATCACCGTACCAAATCTTTTTAATTCCTATAAACGGTTTCATATCTTTTTAATTTACGTTTAATACTTCAAATAATAATTTTACATTCACATAGAAACAACATAACTCCTTATCTACCTCTATCCCGATAGTTTCAGAAGAATACCGGTACCATGAACCGTCATATTGCCCTACAACTCCATCTTTGAACATCTCTTTAGCCTTTCTCTCCAATTCATTCAAACGAATCAAATTGGCCTTCCCCGATCTAGATAAAGGAACACAAAGATTAACTTCAACGTATCCTCTTTCCCAATAGGTATCGGGCTGTTGAGTCTTGGGATAAACTACAATCCTTTCAGCATTTACCTTACCTTCAGGTATATTACCTCTCTGGTATACTTCAGAAATTCCAAAAGACTTGCAATCCTTAAATATTATGTTCGCGATGTCTGTTGTTGCAATCATATCCAAATATCACATCTACCTTTAAACTCTTCCGAATAACACTCGGCATTTTTCTTCACTTCACCTTCTCCAACAGTATTATCGTCAGAATCCAAGCATCTTACACGGTTTCCTAGAGGAATCTTACCTCCTTCGTAGACAACATGATAGTTATAAACCCAACGCTCACCGTTTACCGACACTTCCTTCTGCTGTGAATTGTCATGGCAGAAGCAGTCAGCGACATCCTGCCAAGATTCTCCGCCTGTTCCTGGAACCGGCCGGCCATACTCGTCATTCTCTTCTGGAGTAATAACTTGCATTTGCAGTTTATGTGGAGCTGTTTCTAGCATATTACCAAAAAGTTAATTTAGCCTTATCGGTATTCAATTCATCCTCTAATCCATATTTATTGCATAAGTATGAATAATAGGACTTTACTCCATTTATATCCCAAGATAAAGACTTTGAGTGACCGTTTTCACTAACAGACTTAGATGTAGCCCGAAGGAGCAAGGATGGAATAAAGCGAGCAATAGCAACTGCTACTGTATCAATAGTGTCTTTATCAACCTCGTCCACCTCTCCGGATGAAAGAATGATTTCAAATAAGTCAGCCTCCGACAATTGAATGCCGAAGGTCTGAAACTTCTGTTTTATGTAGTCACCAGTTGTCATATTTACGCATTCATGGTGTCAAGGTCGAGAATAACGATCTTGTTTGGAGCCGTATATTCCGGAATCCATTCAGCACCATATTCCATAAAACGGCCTTCATCTGTACGTACATTAGAAATATACATACCACCTTCCGAACGAGTATAGGCCTTTCCCGGAATTGGATCAGTAATTTCATACGGAGTATGCCAGCGCATCTTTCCCTGCTTAGGCGTGGTAAATAAAGAAATACGGTTGTCTTTGAATACCTGTTTAAAAGAACCATCTGACAGCTCCACCAAATCTTCATTGATAACAATAGGAGGCAATCCCAATCCCCTGAAGATAGTCGTAGCCATCTCGCTAGACATAAGTCCGGCAGATAGTTGTACTTCTTTAGAGTCAAAGCTTTGCTTATAGAATTCGCCGAAATCTTTTGCACCAACAATACTGTTGATGAAAGTCTTACGAGACATCTCCATAGATACAAACATGCCAAACTTTGTACGTAATTCTACAACCTTTTCCATGAGATAACGTACAAAATTTAACTTATCTTTCACTTCTGGAGTGATGCGATGAACAGGAAGTACCATATCAAGCATTTCAATTCCTTGCGGATTATCATCTACCTTGACAGACGCTTTTCCGTCAGAGCGAAGATCACCGTCCACAATATCCATACGTTTGTGGGGAGCAAGCATAACTTGACGCATATCGTCTACAATATAATTGATAATATCGTCCAATGCTGCCCGTTGATCAGCAGTCTTTGCCTGATTGAACTTATTGATTAGTTCTTGCAGCATATCTAGTCTATCGTTATCCATTTGATAGCGGTCTCCTAGATAAGCTACTTCGCCATAACCGGAACCTAGAGATTTGCGTTCCCTCAAAGGTTTATTGGAATTGCGATCAATTACAGAACCGGCGGTAACACCTGTTACTGTGCCCAAATATGTTTTGAACACACGGGATTTTGTTTCTTCAAAATCAAGGTGCTTTTTCCAGAATATCTGATCTAATTTTAGAGCCTGAACGCGGTCAATAACCGCTTTTACAACTCCGGGATCATTTAGTAACGTTTGAATAGTCAAATACATAGTTCCTCCTTTCTTTAATAAGTGAACATAAATCTGTCACCCAGAGTCTCTTTATCCTTATCGGAGACAGGAACAATGAGTCTTGTCGGTCTAATCTCATATGCTTGACCAATAGCACCTACAGTCGCACCTGCTTCGACTTTAGTCCACGCATAGTTTAATGCTGTAGCCGTTGCTTTTGCCGTTTTCCCAGCTACTGCAGTAGCTTCAAATAATACTGCACCCTTCTCGGCGGCAAGCGTTGGAGAAGCTGCAAGTGTAACGGTGTCGTATTCTGCATTGCTTTTGTCAATAGCTTCAATAGTACCACCATTTGTTCCATTACCAATATGCATACCATTGTATGCAAGAGAATTTTTCTTGATTTTCAAAGAAGTAGAACCGGCAGTAATCTTTTCAGCTACTTCAACATTAATAACAGCTTTTGCCGTCCGTTTTACAAAATCAAGAACCAAAGGGGTAAGAGGCGGAATTTGCGCAACCCCTGTTAAATTCGAAATATCCAAATTGAATCCACCAGAATAACGATATACCGTTTCAAAACGGCACATTTCTGGCATTGATGCTTCAATTGGCTTTAAATCATACTTAAAACCTGCTGGCATAATTAATCCTGTTTAGAGTTTTTAATTTCTTCTGTACCCTTATTTATCAGGCTTGCAATATCGTTGGCATCGTTCTGCCCACCATTACCTGACTCGGGAGTTCTCACATCTTGAAATCCTGCGTTGGCAAACGTTTGTTTTGCGTCCTTGAAGTAATTATCCAAGTCAGCATCTTCTGGAATGTTCAACATAGGAACAAGGTTTTCGGGAATACCATAATCCTTAGCCTTTGCAATGACCTGCTCCTGACGTGTGGCTTGTGCCTTCTCGGTTTCAAATTGAGCGAGCTTATCAGAAAGAGGCTTAACAGCCATGCTTACCGCATTTGCAATCAGAGTTGCCATATCTTCTTTCTTTTCGTCTGGAGAAGGATTGGGATTAGGAGCTGGATTCTCGATTTTCTTTCTCAATTCGTCCAATTGTTTTTGTAGACCCGTTTTTTCGTTTCTAACAGTATCAATGTCCCCTTGAAAAGCCTTCAAAAGCCCTTCGACCCCGCTAGTAGCAGTTTCTATTTGGCTTTCTTCAGTTACGGTTTTAGATAAGTAGTCAGCCACCCCGTCAAACGCTTTATCACCAAACCCAAAGGTTTTATACTTCGTTTTTAGTGCTACTAAGATTTTTTCTTTCATACTGTATGAATTTAATTTTAATTTCAACAGCATAAAATTAAGCTCTATAACGCAGATTTATAAGTATTTCCGTGAAAGAGAAATAACACTTTGCGAATAGTTACAAAATAGACATTTCTTTCATAAAACAGAGAGACAATTGGCGATAATGGTGGTGAGAAGTAAGAAATAGATTGGGGAATAAAGGAAAAGGCAAAAAGAAAGGCGGATGTTAGTCCGCCTTTATATATTATACGATATTAGAGTGTTTCTTTAAATATAAATCTCTAAGATATATGCTCATTAGCTTGATTATAGATTGCATTGAAAGCCTCACATCTTTATCTTCTCCAGAAGAAGGATCTTTTAATTGAATTGTATCAGGGGAATAATAAAGAAATTTCTTTATATCAGCAAACATTTCATTTCCCATGTTTCTCAAAAGATAACTTAGTGCTTCTTCCTCCACATCATAAGCTGTTTGAGGGTTTATATCTTCTAGTTCCTTAATTAAAAAATCAATATTATTATCTATTGTTTTTTTGGCTGATGATTTCTCAAATAAAACTTCTCCAAGAGGGGTCATTTTTAAGGGACTTGCCTTCTTTGCTAACTTATCAATCATATCATTATCAAATTTCATTAACTTTTTGTTCTATCGATGATGTTTTATTGTACAAATATAGCAAACAATTTATTAATGAAACAATTTACTTAGCAAATTGATTAAAACAACGCTCGATTTAACTTTTCAGGAACACAAAAACGCCCACCTTCCGGCGGGCGAAGACTGGTTAGGGAGGTGGACTACAAAGTTAATTCCGAAAAGTCTAGATCGTAGACAATCATCGCATTATACACAAAGAAGTATCCTTCATAATATTGCCAAGTTCAGACAGCGCAAATGATAAGGTTTTAAGCTCTTCCGGAGTAAAATCAGCCGGCTTACCATTGATTATATTCCCATTTATACGTTGATACAACCATTGACGAGTCTTCCCAAAGTAATGCTCTGCGATATAAGACATTGAAGCAAAATCCAACACTTTATCTAGTTTTTCTTTTCTTTCTGCAATTTTAGCCAGTTTTTTTGCTTCATCTACAGCCTGTTGTGCACCCTTTTTAAATTCAATAAGAAATTCTTTTTTTTCAGAAGATGATAAAGAGTTCACATACGTATTAAAGCGTTTCTTGTGCTCTAATTTTGCTTGTTCGGTCTTTGCCTTAGCAAAATCATCTTTCCACTTTTTAAGTTCTTCCTTTGCATTCATACGCATTATTTTTTATAAGTTAAAGAGAAAATGGTAGCCCCTTATGGGGGACTACCTTTTTCTTTCAGCTTGTTTTTGGCATCAATCAAATCGTCTAGCGCATCATTGATTCCTTCTTCAAGCTCCTCCTCTGAAATCCAATCAGTTTCCCTTATTGCATCCCAATGGAGGGAAAAGAAGCTTAGGTCTTGCTCCGCAGCTTCAATCCGAGCCTTTAGCTCTTCTTCATCAGTCATATAAAGATCGCGATTCTTATGACACCACAAAGATAATAACCATTTGGTAATTAAACAAGCTTTTAGGAAGATATTTCAATGCAATATGAAAATTTAACTTCTGGAAAATAAAAAGCCCCGAACCTTAATTGGAACGGGGCGGGAAAAATTTTATTTTTTATCCCAGTATTTATTAAACAATTCTATCTCATTTCTTTTAAAAACTCCAACAATCATTCCCGATGCTTTACATTCAAATTTCCCATCATTTGTAATGTTCTCCACCCTCATCTGCCTTTCCGTCTTTAATTCAACTACAAGATCTCCTTCCTTTATACCATCAGCAATGACTGTTTTACCAATTTCCATATCTTGTTCCTTCTTATTATTCAGAATGCGCTTTATTTCAGCAACATTATTAGTCATTCCCCATAACTTAAAAAACAAAATAATCTGTAATACACCGAATACGATGATTACAATAGATACAAATAGTGCAATTCCTTCCATAACTTTGTGTGTTTTAGTTATACAATGCAACAAAATAACATACAAACACACAAAAAAGCAAATTTTACTCGATTAATTTAAACTTAGAACCGCATTTGGGGCAGATTATAGTGTTTTCTTCCTCTTTTTTACGTTCAAATAAGTCTGGTATCTCTACTTCTAATGCATCAGCTATTCTACTCAACACATCCAATGTCAAGTTTCGATTTAATGCCATAGATAATCCTGATTGAGACATATTCATTCTTTTAGCTACGTCTGCCATAGTCAATCCTTTTTCTTTTGCTATTTCTTTTACTCTTAACATAAACGTTATATTTAAATTTTGAGGCAAATATATATAATTTAATGTATATGTGGAAAGAAATACGATAAAATTCACATATACATGAAAAATAATCTTTCTTTTTCTTGCTTAATATTCACATATGTGTTATATTTGCATCGTAGTTAATAACACATACGTGAAATAATAGAATTATATATATATGAAACGCTACAACTTATCAGAAATAATGCGCACCGCACATAGAACCTACAAGTATGTAGGCAAGAAGCAAGGTAAAACCTTCGGCGAGGTCCTAAAATCAACTTGGAGACTTGCCAAATTGGACGTAGCCAGACAGGAAGCGGACGCAAAACGCAAAGCTGAAGAGGAAAAGAGACTAGATTCTCTTAAAAACAGTAGACCGGCAGAGGTGGTAAGATATAACTTCTCGGGGGAAATCTATAATCCTAGTAGCAGAGGTTACATGGGCGCACATTACGTAGGAGATTAATTATTAAAATATACGGATATGATAGAAATGACAATCATCGTTTTAAGCCTGTTTGCCGGATACAAGATGTTCGGTGACGACAATGATAAGTTTTTTATGTGCTAACCTATTATTAACAATGTGAGCAGGCGTTCGCAGCACCTGCTCACTGTAAACAACTTAATTATATGAACAATCCAGTAGTTTACGACTACAAAGGTAGTCAAATTTCTTTTATGAGTGGCGAAAATACAATGATTAACGCCACACAAATGGCAAAGCCATTCAATAAACGTGCAAATGATTGGCTTTCGTTGAAACAGACTAACGAGCTAATTATCTCATTATCAGCCAAAACGGGAATTCCCGCAACGGGCTTAGTTATTGTAAATCAAGGTGGTAACAATCAAGGAACTTGGTTGTATGAAGATTTAGCACTAATTTTCGCTCAATGGCTGTCTCCAGATTTCTATTTATGGTGCAACGACCGCATTAAAGAGCTTTTAAAGACTGGGGTAACCACCGTTTCAAACGACGACGAAGCAATAGCCTACGCCATGCAAGTACTAAGCAAACGCCTGGAACAAGCCAAAGCGGAGAAAGCGATGCTTGAACAACAAAATGCCTGCCTTGCGAACGAAATCAAACAAACAGTCCCGAAAGTGCAATATGTAGATAATGTGCTTCAATCAGTCAACACCTACACATCTACCCAGATGGCGAAGGAACTGTCATTGAGAACAGCCGAGCAGCTTCACAAGTCTCTAAAAGGAAAGGGAGTCATGTTTTACCAGTCCGGGCAATGGATGTTAACAGCTAGATATAGTGAAAACGGGTACACGAAAACAAGAACAAGTCAGTTCACTCGATCAGACGGAAGTATAGGAACCAATACGATAACCGTATGGACTGAATTAGGGAGGGCTTTCCTTCATAAGATATTTAAAGATGAAAGAGCCGCCTAATCCTCTTTTCCATATGCTATTAAGTGGTATTTAATAGCGTAATTAATTCACGCTATTAAATGCTACTTAATATTGTTGCATAATTTACCCCTAGGTGTACACCTGGGTGTAACACTGGTGTGACATCGGTGTGTGGTTATTCGGAAATTCCGAACAACTGCATTGAAAAATCAAAAGAATACACGAAAAATCAAAAAGTTATGAAACAGAATTATTTCACATCGAAGCAAAGTAGACAGATAAATAAGATATACAACGAAGTACAGAGCTATATGCCATTCGAGGAAGCCACATTTCCGGCTTTTATTTCAAAGATAATCCCGTTCGTAAGGGAATATTCCCGCTACACGGAAAACAGCAAGGAATACGCAAAAGAATTGTTCGTAGAAGGGATAAGGAAGCTGGCAGACAAGTATTATCCTAACGGATTCAAGTTCAGCAAGAAGCAAAGGTACAGATTCTCTTTGATTGAGATTCCACGAATGAGCACTTTCGAGTGCGAATACAAGCCTATCGAGGGAGTTGCATGCATGAAGGTTATCAGAGCTTTCCGGGACTTCGCTTGTTCCGGATTCGAAGACGAAGAAGAATTTGTAAAGAAATTAATCAAAATATCCAATATGCTTAATTAAGTCAGGGGATTTCGGTCCGGCACTGAAGTTGACGCCAATCAGCGGGAAAGGGTAGCTTTAGGGCTGCCCTTTTTTATGCCCCAATGTTAAATAATGTAGTAAATCACAATATCTTTCCTATTTTATTTGGAGCATATCACATCAATTACTATCTTTGTAACATCAAAATAAGAGATAAAGTAATAACAATATAAAAACAAAGATTATGAAGACGTTTGAATTTAACAACGAGGCAATTACTATCGAGAAAACAGGTTACGGACAGTATGTATTAAGCGGTTTGGGTATCTCAGTGCATTGTACGGACTCTGAGATCTGGGATTGGTGTGATGACGATGAAAACGAAGATAAGCATTTGGCGGCCAAAGAGTCTGCGTACAGACTGCTTGTAAATTCTTTGTAAAACAAAAAAATAAACAACATGGAAAAAGTGAGTAAAAAAAGAGGAAAGATTATCACAGACCGAGAAGAACTGCTTGTTTGTCAGCAATATAAGGATGGCTGGACACTTAGAAAGATAGCGACGTATGCTAACATCTCCCAGACAACCGTGATGGCGATCTTAAGGAGAAGGGAGATCCCTCTCCGGAACGGGAAACAGATCACCGAAGAGCAGGAAAAACAGGTGATAGACCTGTATCTGTCAGGAGGAAAGATCAAAGAGATAATGTCAAAAACCGGGGTAAAGTCAGAGCAGACGATTTACAGGATCATCAACAATGCTGGAATAGATAAGAGGAGGTAACAATTACTCCTTTAATCGTTAAAAGATGTAGTAAATCACAATATTTTCCCTGTTTTGTTTGGAGCGTATCACAATAATACTTATCTTTGTAACATCAAATAAGAGATAAAGTAATAAAAATAAAAAAATTATGAAGACTTTAAACATCAACGAAATCGTAGAAGCAGCAAAAACAATCGCTAAAGAAAGAGGTGAAAATATATTCTTCGGAGTAAGAGGGAATATCATCGAAGGCTGTCGCAATCGTAAGACTTCTGAAGAATACGAGTTTGATGTTGAGAATGAAGAGTCTATCTATGACAATACAAGAGATGAGGTTGCTACTTCTATTATCCTTGAAGCAATTGATTCATTAAAAGGTGATGATGAAGTTGTTGTTGAGTTTGAAGAGGCAGAAGAATCTGAATCAGTTGAAACATCAAATATTAATATTAATCCTTGCAATGAGTACTTCCTTCGTTTTACAGAAGACGCTGAAGGTGATCTGAGAAGAGGAACCTCTTTGTTTAAAACAGGCAGCATGGATAAAGCTATAGAGCTTGCGGGTCTGTGTGGATTCTCAATCGACTTAGTAGGACTTTCTAAGTCAGAGATTGAGAGAAAGGTTGCCAGATATGCAAACATGTTTGCTTATTACTCTAAAGGATGTAAGGCTGTTATTTTTGAAGGTGAAACAATTGAGAATAACAAGAATGGAGAAGGTGTTGTATTCAAGCCTTACAGAATAGAAGGATTTGTAAAATTCTAAGATATATCAAAAGGCCTTGCCGTAATCTTGCCGTTATTGCTTAATTACCCTTACCATAACCTTACCACTTTCAAGTGGGCTGTTTGGTAAAATATCAATACACAAATTTCTACCATGCCTCACTCTGTAAAATATTGTTACCCCACCCTTGCTTCGAGGCAGGACAACCCCACCCTTGCTTCGAGGCAGGATTGTCCTATTTTTCCTCTTATTTTTGTATAATCCCCGTGATTTTTCTGACTAAGTAGTCTCATTTTTGGTCTGTTTGTCTGATTCCTTTTCCCCTTTTTCCTCTTCTTCGATCTCTTTTAGAACTTCGTCTACCCTTTCGGCATTACCGGCAAACAATATACCTTCTCTCCGAGACCAAACCTTACCATTTATTGCGCTAACTGCCGTTGTTACCCGTTCGTCAATATCATCAATCATATATGGGACCAAGTCTACGTCTATGTCGATAGTCTGTGAAGCTTTATTGAACTCCGAAGGATTGACATCAGCTAAAGCAGACACAAGAAAGTTGATTCTACGCTGAAAGAACTCCCCTATTACTTCTGCGTGATTCGAAACAGCCATATGTGCACCCATAAAGATGTATCTAAAAGCTCTTCCTGAAATAGCATTGCCAAGCCCTTTTAACTCCTGTGGAGATATTCGCGGAGTGTTAGTTAAATCGTATGCTTTGTTAGTAAGCCCTTCAAGTTCCAGCTTAACCGTATCCGGAACTTGGTTCCAGGTCAGATATTGAGCATTCGCTTTTGCTCCTGTTAATTGTATGATCCTGTTGCGTTTCTTCCCTGTGAAGTTAGAGACATCACCAAAAAGCATTAAATACGGGAAAAAATGGTAATCTATACAATCGGCATAGCTAGATAATATCTTTTCGATTCGTACACGTATAGTCTTTATTTTATGACAGTAAGTTTCCGGACGATAACCATACAATACAGGGAGTTTTCTAAAACCATGCCGGAAGGATTTTTCCTCCACAGCTTCCCATCCATTTGTATTCTCCCAATGGTAAACATGACTGGAAGTAACTGTTTGAAAACAAACAATTTCTACATCATCTAAATCCTTCTTCTTATATTCACGAGAAAAAGCAACTAAGTCTCCCGCATCATCAAAGAACGGATAAAGTTTGTCTCCTCTAAAAGGAGACCAGATGACACTACGCAGTTTATTTTGAGGTCTCACCTTACCCCAAAAAGTTTTTTGTATCTTATTCCAAAACTTGAGCCAAAAAGAATCATCTTTTACCGCATACCAATATTCGGCACATTCCTGTTCAGACAGCCATGAACGAACTATACGCTTGTTTTGGTATTGAATTTTATTTTTTTTGAGGACTTGCTGAATTGCATAAAAAAGACCTTTTTCGCTTTCATTAGATGGAGAACAATCCATTTTAGGTTCAGTTCCTACCGTAAATGCTGTTTGAATATTAGTTATATCTTGCTCCAGCGGAATAGAAATACGGTTACACGGTTCTGTACGTTTTTTAGGAGGAATGGTAATGCTTTTGCCGTTAGTATCATCCCATTCTTCTCTTCCTTTTTCTTCCACAATTTCTATATCAGGATATTTTTCTTTATCCACAATGATTTCATGCAAATCAGCATTCCAATCTTTCCAGTTTTCACAGGTGTTAGGTTCCTCTGTTCTCCGTCCTTTTTTTAAATATCCGATCTTCTGATCTACATCTTCTAGTGCTAAAATGTCCTCTAATGTCATAGCTATATATTTTTAATGATTAAACGCTTCTAAACCTTTTGAAACCTGCTTTCTTCCCATCAATTCCATCATACAACAATAGCGCACTTCGTCAATAATATGATTATAATCATCTACAGGAACGTTAAGCCATTTGCCATTTTTATCCTGTTGATACGTGTAATTATCCAATTCTTTTTTAGCATTAATGGAATTCTCGGTTATATACAGTTTCTTTGATTTCATAAAATCGATTCCTGCTTCTACCGATCCATGATATTTTTCGACTGGCTGTATATTAAATCCCGCATTATATATTTCAGCGATCAAACGTGGATCAGCGCTTTCTGACCATATTTTCAATCTAGGCATCCTCTTAAACTTCTTGATGATATCAGTAGAAAGAAGGTTTGTTTCATAAAATTTTTCATCTATATAAATAGCATTATCTAAAAAGCCATTTTCAGAACAAGCAGTAGGATCATTTGAGTATCCAAAATCAAGCCCATACCACCTGCGTTTTACCCAAATAGGTACTTCTTTAATAATTGTATAGTTCTCAAAGATAAGACCTTCGATCTTAGACCTCTTTCCTAATCCATATATAAGCCATTTTCTCTCATCTGCAGTCCCTTGCGAATAATTATACTCTGTAGGTTCATATGATTCAATCTTGCGCTTCATATTGGCTGGAATAAATGGATTATCCAACATCGTTGAATGATCAAAGTAGCAATCTTCACGTGTACATACATTGTCATATATCCAGTGCTCTTCTGCCGAAGGGTTATAATCAAGTATTGAAAACCGCGCACATCTTTGTTCTAACTGGTCAAAATCATCTTTAGAAGCTTCCATCGCCTCATTTATCCAAAAGATATCAGAAGTCAGACCATGCAGCCTTTGAACATCATCAAGCCCCACAAACTCAAATGAAGTAGAATACATTTGTATCGTTTTTAAGGTGTTGTTAATCTTGCAATCATTGTATAATCCCGTTTCAAGAAGTATGTTCTTAAAATCGGTCCACACTGTTGAAGATAGCCATGTCCCTTTCTTTCTAGCAATTACGATTCTATTTGAACGTTGCCAGTTATTTATTGCATAAACAATAAAAAATTGTATAAGTGAATATGTTTTTGATGAGCGTGATCCCCCTTCGAACACATAGACATTAAACCTGTTACTCTCCAAAGCAGACATGGCCCTATGAAAAACAGGTGTGCAATTTATATTTAGTTCAGCAACTCCCACTATTATTCAAATTAGTTTGCTTATCCTGCAGTTCCAAATCCTCTTTTTTATTATAAACCACATTGACATTAACGTTAGCTGGAGGAGCTATTGACGATCCGTTAGAAGTAACATCCATCTTTTCCGGCGCATCCCAACCTAACATCTTACAAATGCGTTCTATGGCTTTTAATTTATCGTGAAGCTCAATTTTTACATATTCCACATCTACAATTTCTGGATCATCACTTGTGCCAATATTCTTTTTTAAGATCTTAGTTGATATACTCTTTATCGCAGATTTTTGCTTTGAAGTAAGTTTATCAAATTCCACCCTTTCTATCCAGCTATTATGCATATCTGCAATAGAGGAAAAAGCGATACTTGACAATTCATCTAATATCTTTTCCTTAGTAATATCAGATTTGTTTTTTTGCTCTTCCTGTAATTCCCGAACCCTTGTCGCAATATTGCCGTTATTCAACAATTCAACAGCTTTACGATTTATTGATTCATCTTTCATATTAGAGCAGGAATACGCACGTCGATAAGCCTCAGATGCATTACCGCACTCGAGGTAGTAATTACAGAAGTTTTCTTGCTTAACAGATAATTTCGCCATGTTTTTAGCTTATTATTTTTTCAGCCTCCAAATGATACATAATCTCAGTGTAAAGGTAATCCAGTTCTTCCCTAAAATCCTTATAAGTCTTATAGTAAGAAATAACACTATCGCAATAGTGCGAAATTGATGGTAGGCAATTTACATTAATAGCTTTTGCTATTCCTTTTCTAAGCCCTTTGGGAAGTTGTTCATCAAATAATATAGTAGCAGGAGAATACAGACGCAAAATAACAAAACAAAAACGTTTTTTTTGGATAACACTTCCCTTAATCGCTTTAGAATTTCTGTACGATTCTATATAATTAAACATTGAATATATGTGCTCAATGTGAATAAGACTGGTTAATACAGGAGTGGATATTAAATCTTTTCTTTGAGACAATGACATTTGAAGCTCTCTAATAGATTTAGCTTCTGAAATTTGCTCGATCATAGTACTATAGTTTAGAAATTAATAGTATATTTGTACTATGAATTGAGAAAAGAGGATCTATCTGGTGGTTCGGTGGTCCTCTTTTATTTTGCTTTTCTCGCCCACATATGAGCGTTGTACAGAGCATAGGTGTACATCTTAAGCTCCCTGCTGTTGCTTATATACTCTACCTTCATTGCAGCCTTCAAGCATTCCGCCAGAAGGTTATTGTCTATTTCTTGGTTCATGATCATTTTAAAGGATTAATTATCTGTTCTCTGTCTTCCATCTTTCTTTTAAGATAATCGTATTCCCGTTCAATACACTTGCTTATCTTTTCTACATCTTCGTAACGCTCAGCCTTTATAAGCTCTCTTTTGAGGCTTTCAAGCTGATTGATGTATACAATGTCGTTACGGTCCGTTACATGCTGAATATACATTTGTATATCGTTCAGCTTATTCTCCATGCGCCCATGCCATTTGCTTATCATGATTAAGATAAAGGCAACGGTTGTAGCATTAATAAAAAACAATGCTACTTTGATGATCAAGTCTAATACTTCATTTGCTGGCATGGCTATGCCTCCTTCTCTAATTGTTTCACAATCTTAAAATAATCCTCATTACTCAAAACCTTTTCCGCAGCATCAAGCACTGTGTTATATCCGTTACAATAAGCCAGATCTGCAATTTGACTTATTATAAGTTTATTAATGTAATCCTCTTGCAACTTTAATAGTCTTTCTCGGCAACGGGATTTATTAAGTTCTCTATTCATTTTATTCCTCCTTGATTAATTCCGGGTTATCGTAGATATTACCTGCAATCTCTTCCGTTACACTGTAATAACAAAATGGAATTATTTCGCAGGTCCATTCCCCGATATACCCAAAGCATCCGTCTTTTATGGATACTTTATTGTATATATTTTTATCTCCATCGTTGCCTATGAATAAGATATCCCCTTCATATATCTCCTTGCCATTCTTGTCATACAAGCCGGTGAACTGGCCTATGGTTTCAAGACAGACCTCATACATACCGATACTTCTCCCTATTTCGATATCGTTTAAGGGTGGAATGACGGCATATCTATCCTTTTCGATCTTAATGAGAGAGCCATACAGCCACTCTTCATCGTATATGCTTTTGCCTCTGAATTTTATTGTACGATCCATTTTACTTCTCCGTTTTAAGTTCTTTCAATATTTTCTTCGCTATCTCATAATAATTCAATTGCCAACTGGTATAAACATCATCTGTGTGTTCATCGTAATGGTTGGCATATACGTATGCGTTCAAGTTTTCACGAAAAGAGTCTCCGTCTAAACCTGAATCATCACAATCATCGTACATATTCAATTCATGAGCTACCTCATTACATTCTTGATGTGTGACAAAGTCATAGATAGTTCCATCATAGATATTTGTCTGACGGACATATTTTTGTCCTATCGCTATCTTTTCACAACAAAACTCACACCTATGTTCTTTCTTGGCTGTTGGATAAGTTTCTCTTAGTATTGTTGGCATAGTTATTCTCCTTTCTTCACTAATTCCACTTCTGTCGGCTCGTCATCTTCCCAACTTACTTCGGGAAACAGGGCGGTATCAAGTTTAATCCAATCAAGCATAGTTTTGGCTGGTTGCCAATATCCACACTCATCAATCTTTACGGGTCGTGCATTGAAAAGGCACAAATCACCGTCTTTGTCTCTTGTTACATACATAACTTATCCTTTATAAGTTTAATTTACTTAATATCTACTCAATAATTTGTAAAACATTCGTTTCTTCTCGATGTATTTAAGTCCGTTTCTGCGAAGTCCCCTTTTAGTCTTGGACACAATCATTTGACAACCTCTAACGCCAACATATATGAAACCCGAATGATGACTTTTAGCTTCTTTAAAGGCCCACCAAATCGCTTCACGACAATATCTGTAACTATCATTTTGAACACCTTCATAGCCTTTTCGCATTATGAAATGTCCAATTTCGTTAGCTTCTTCTTCTGAATAGCAAATTGTAAATATATTATTCATCTAATTCTCCTTTCTTTAGTTCCTCACAATGTAACTTATAAGC